CATTGCGTAGTTGGTCAGCTGGCTTATAGTCAGCCATCACAGCATGTGGGTAGATATGAATTGTATTTTCCTCGGTGAATGCACTGAATGGTGCCATACCAACTTTTACCTGACCATTGTCATTCCTAGCCATCAGACTAGCTGGGTTCTTCACAATCAGATAACCACTGTCATGTGCCTTTACCTCACCCATGACTTCTTCACCACTCACCAATTTTAGAATCATAACATCGTTCATTTATACACCTCTTGCAGTATGTTTTTCAATTTTCTTTTGTACTTCAGCATTCTTCATTACCTTGTTGGTTGCTTTCTTGACCATGTTTCTAGCCATTCTGTCACCCAGCTTTGGAATGAGTTCCTTACGGACTTGCTTCTGTGCCTTCTTTAGTTCACGTTGTTGCTTATAGCGTGTCAGTGAATCAATGTATTGTGGTTGCTCTTCTGTCATAGTTTTAGCTCCGTAAGTGCGTTGTTCTTGCCTAGTGTTCCACGAACGAATGTGTTGAATGCTAGGCTGATTCTTGTTTTGTTATGTGTCTTTGATTTCATCTCGACCATGTGTTGTAGCCAACTTGGGAATAATACAAGCTGCCCAGTCCGAGTGGTAAAGTCCCATGTCTCTGTGTTAAAGTGATTTGATGCCTTGTGCTCAAACTTAATCGCACGGTAGATATCATTGATGAATACAATCTTATCCTTTGTATCATCAGCATCAACATAGAATACACCACTGAGGTAGCTATTGCTATGTGTATGTTTGTGATGCCATTCACCTGGACGTGTCCAGTTCATCCAACTCTGAGTAATGTAAATCTCAACATCCGACTGTACTGGGTCAATGATATTCTCACAGTATTGCTTGAGCACATTGTCGATTTCTACCTTGATGCCAGCCAGTTCTGGTTCGTTGAGTATATAGTTATTGTTACTCATTGTGTTACCAATGTTGCGTGACTGCTTGCTGTTCTGTTTAGCAAAGAACTGTCTTTCCTCTGGTGTGTAGTCACGCTCTAACTGTGATACACAAATTGGTATAGGGAATATAGGCTGAATCACTGGTTCTCTCATCATAATCCTTTGTAGTATCGATATAATTTTATATAGTGTGCGAAGCGTATGGGTTCATGTTCTGGACTGGGTAGTGATCCAAAGAATTCTTCCATGTCATTGACAAACTTTATTATTTGTTCCTCAGTCATAACAGTATACTTGCTAGAAGTATATATGTGAGAGCATGAGCCAGCTGATCCTGACCAAACTCATTCCAGTACAATTTAGTTGTATTGTCCTTCTCACCAAACTTTATCTTGATCCAATCAATGTGATAATGTAGAACAAAGTCAATAACAGCCAGCATTATTGCTATTGGTAAATTCATTGTGAATAATGCTGTAATGAGTAATGTTAGAAAGGCATGCTGACCTGAATGTTTCATTCCTTCTATGTTACCATAGATACCTTTATGAGCAAGCATCTTGGGTGTCTGTAAGCAGAAGTCAACATACCAGTGTTTGATGAACAATGCAGTAAGGTAGATCATATTGTTTCCTAGGCAATTATAGAGAAGTCATTCTTCTTTTCAAACTTAATAGTAGAGCGGAATTTATCGAACAGTTGGTCACCTTTGTGACTGATAACAAATACGTTGGTCTTATCATCAAAGCCATTCATCAGTGTTAGGAAATAGTCTGTACCAGCCACATCCAAGCTACTGTCAAATATCTCATCCAGAATCAACAGATTGGTATTCACAGAGTTCTTCATCTTAGCAATCTGTCGCCATGTGAATAGAATAGCCAAGTCAATACGCATCTTCTCACCCTCAGAGAATGACTCATAGGTAAACTCATCACGGTAGCGTGCTCTGATCTTCTCAGTGAATGTCTCATCCAACTCAAAGTGGACATAGAAATCCATTGCTGTCAGATATTTGTTAATCAATTTATTCATCACAGGCAGATACTCACGGATGATGGTTGTTTTAATACCAGTGTCCTTCAATAAACTTGATGCGAGTTCTTGATATTGTCTGTGTTCTTCAAGCGCAGTCTTGCTGTTAAGTAACCCAATCGCTTCCTCAGCCATTGTCTTGAGTTTCGATTTCTCATCATCCACATTACCAGTATCATTCTTCGTGCTTTCCATCTCATTAAGCAATTCTTTGTTCATCTTATTCAACATCGTCACAGTTTGATTGGCTGTTGAAACATCAATGTTTTTATCAGATATCTGTTCTTGTATTGTATTGATCGTTTCGAGTCTTTCATTCAACTTTGCTAGTGCCGTTGTAAGTTCGTCAATATTCGATTGATTTTGAGTCAATTCTTCCTGAATTTGCTTAATAATTGACGATTTATGCTCATGTGGGATGCCTTGTTCACACTGAGGGCATATATCGTTGCTGTTAAAGAAATCGACAGTTACAGTTAGATCTGCGTTTTTATCAGATTTCTTATTCGCGAGTACCTTCGCTTTATCGATATCTTCGATGACACTCTTCCTGTCTTCGATGCTTGTCTTAAGAGTAGCAATGCTTCCAACAAGAACACTGATGTTTTCATTCGTGGCTTGGATAGATACTTCATTATCGCTAATCTTTTTTTCAATTGCTGATACAGCGTCTTTTCTGCTCTCGAGCAATATCTTAATGGTCTTTTGCTGATTCGCGACCCTCTCACGTGCCAAGTTGAGCGCAGATTCGGTACGATTGATTTCATCTTTAGTCTCCTGCATTCTAGTCTTCAATACTGTGTTCATTGTGCTGAACACACGGATGTCAAGAATATCCTCAATAACATCACGTCTTTGATTTGATGGCAGCTGCATAAATGGAACAAACGATGCGCTACCAAGGATAACCACCTGAGTGAATGTCTTGTAGTTTAACTTCAAAATCTGTTGCTCAAGAACCTTTTGATAGTCACGTGATGCTGCATCTTGATTGAGTAGTTCACCATCACACCATATCTCAAATGAGTTGGGCTTGATAGCACGGATAATCTTATATTCTTTACCAGCAACAGCAAATTCAACTGTTGTTACACAGTTTTTACCATTGATACTATTAACCAATTGTGGTTTGTTGATGTTACGGAATGGTTTACCAAACAAGGCAAAGCACAACGCATCTAGGATTGTGCTTTTACCTTCACCATTCTTACCAACAATCAGAGTTGTGGTTGATCTATCTAACAATACTTTGTTAGCAGAATTACCTGTTGATAGGAAGTTCTTCCACTCTACACTTTTGAATATAATCAAACGACCTCCATATTCACAGCTTCAGCGTATAGTTCTTTCATATACTGTTTAATCTTTTCTTTGTCAGTGTCAGTTTGGATCGAGTCAATATAATGCTCAAGCACAGACATAGTGTCCTCAAGATCAATGTCACCATCAATCGTTCCCTCTTCGTATTCGGAGAAGTTCTCAATGATTTTAATCTCAGCGCAACCTTTATTATACAACTTATTAGTAAATTGGTCAAATTTATAGTAATCTGTTTTGTTGACTACAATCAATTTAACAAACTTATCCTTCAAATCTAGTCCGCTGAGGTCAATCGGTTCGATCTCTTTGTCATTGTATTCGATTCGGGTGAACATAGTATAAGTATTCTCAACGAATTCGAGTTGTCTTGTGCTGAGATCGAACAAATGAAATCCTCTGGGATCATTGAAGTCTTGCCAAGTAAGTTCGTAGGGGTTTCCCAAATAATAAATTTGACCATCGTTACTACGGTGATGATAGTGCCCACTAAAAACGCAATCAAAACGACGGAAAATATCTTTAGATAATCCCTCATGACTTTCCATACCTCTATGCATTGCGAAGCCAGCGATCTCAAAATGACCCATACAGATTGATGCTGATGTGTTTGTTAATTCAGCCATACTTGCTGAGAAATTATCAGCACAAATCCAAGGTATCATACAAACATCAGCTGTTGTGTCTTCGTAGTTTAAATGGATTGTTTGTGGTGTATCAATTACTGTGATGTTATCATACTCACGCAACAGTAAGTCAGGCGAGTTTACCTCATTGGTATTCTTATAATATGTGTCATGATTACCAGCAAGCATATACACATTAATGTTACGCTCAGCCAGCTTATCAAAGAACATTTCTTTTGCTCGCTGAAGAGCATAGAAGTTTACGTACTTGCGTCTGTCAAATGTATCACCAAGAATGAGTACAGTATTAATGTTATTTTCATCAAGAGTAGGAAAGAATATGTTATCATAAAACTTTTGAAAGAAGTCTATGAATGTAACACTGTCATTCCTAGCACCAAAATGTTGGTCTGTAATTATTGCTACTTTCATTAACTCATATCCAAATCTGCTGATGGATATCCCTCTGGTTTATCATACTGTTTAATTTCCATTACTCGATCACCAAGTTTAGAACCAAAGTCGCTTGCTTCATGAAAGGTTTTAAACCATTTAAACAAAACAGCATTCTCTGATGAACTACCTTGGTATGGATGGTAAACAACTTTATACATTGTCGTCGTGGCTGCCATCTTCAGTCTCCTCTAAAAAACTTTCTAAATTATTCTTTGTTTTCTTTTTTGTTGCCTTTTTCTTTGGCATCATGTTATAGTCAGCATCATTATTGTTACGCAGATAATCCATCATAGAATTGCTGTATGCGCCACCTTCATCCTGTTCTTGTAGTTCAAACAATTCAAATGGCATCTCCATAATCATCTTGTTCTTGATTATGGATTGTTTCTTTTCTTTGGTGATTTTTCGAATGAATGCATAGTAAATAATTTGTGTGAAGTAAGCGAAGGGGTTGCTTGACTTATTTGGATCAAAGTTATCAAAATACTGTAAACAATTTTCTACACCATCAAGTATCATATCCTCACGATATGTGTAGTTGATGAAGTTGGATTTATATGACAAGTGAGTAGCAATCTTAAACAAACACTCACCGATGTACTCAGGAATTCTTGGTTTAGGATTACCGCTCGCTTGAGCATCTAATACGTTTTGTTTATGTACTTTAATTGCTGCTAGAAAGTCAGCGTTACTTACATAATGTGGTTTTGCTTTTGGTTTAACACTACCAGCTGGTACTGTATCAAATGCTGGATCTGGGGTCGTCATATATTTACTCCACTTACTATAATTATTCATTATACTACATTATCATTAAAATGTCAAATAAATTTAATGTAGAATCTTATTACCTTTACTCACATTCACCTGCTGTTCAGGATCTGTCTCTTCTTCAATCTGACTCATTTTCTCTAAAAGATTGTCAACTTTGTTTTCAATAATCTCTCGTAAATCTAGACCACCCTCTGGTCTTACCAGTTCTTCTAGATCATATATGCGAAGTAAGTCTGGTTCTTCTTGTTTGTTTAACATCTCAACATAGTATGGAACAGCCTGTTCGCTCATGTCTTTAACATATAGCATGTCTTGTTTTAAAAATGTAAATTCTTTGTCATCGCTGAATGGGCATAATGATGATGTTGAGTGAACTTCTCTAAGCACATTCTTGGAAACATGGAATGTTTGTTTTGTTATTTCGAGTGGGAATAGTACTGTGATGTTGGTGTCAGTTTCTTCTTTCACAATACAAAGAATATTTTCCCCAGTCCTCAATCTGATTATTTTAAAATCTATCATAGATCTACTTCTACGATTTTAACTTTAAATTGTTCTTCAGCATACAACTTTACTCTCTCCATAAAATGATTGAGTGTATGATTTTTCCAACTCTTATACGACAAATCATCAGAGATATCATACAGTGTACAGCTGTCCTTACCATCTTTTAATCGTAGACCACGACCAATTGATTGTAGATTTCTAATTCGGGATTTGCTTGGCGAAGCAAAAATGATGTTCTCAATAGAAGGAATGTTGATTCCTGTTGAGAATGTGCCATAGGATGCGAGGATGATCATGTCATCTCTCTTGTCTGCTTGTCGTCTAA